GGGTCATCACTGGAATACCTAGTTCATAAAGCCATGGTGTTTCTGCTTCAAAGATTTCCACCTTTGTTTTCCTTTGTAGGTTTTTCATTGCGTTGATGCCATCAATCTCTTGCAAGACTGGAGTTGGCATTGTTACTTCAACACCGTGCTTTGACTGAGGTCTTGGAATAATCTCATTATTGACGACATAATTTATGCCTTCTGGTGGGATTACATTCCTCAGCATTTCCACAGCAGTTTCAAAGTCTCCCTTTACCATAGGTAATACAGCCTCAACCGTTGTGCCTTGGTGGTAGTTAGGGTCTTTGTGTTTAATCGTATTCCTCACACCATCTTTGAAACTAACGGTGTAATTTCTAGTCTTAATCACAGCTTCCTTTGAAACAGCAATGAGTTGTTTCTCACCTGCATTGAACCTACCTGCAACAGTAGGGTCGTTTCTCTTTTCAGTAGTCCTGAAGAGAGTATAGATGTCGGTTGGGTCTTTGAAACCACCACCGTCATCTTGCACCTTAAGTTGTGCAGGTCTGTTGCCATCCTTTGTAAGTTC